CATAGTTGAAAACGATAACTTACCTTTCTAAATGAAAAAAAATGATTTGTACGCAATCTTTGCGGCGTTGGTAGGGATTACCCTACTGGCGCTCCTAAAGGTTTCTAGTTTGCTGCTTTTTATAGTTGCCTTGGCTTTGTGGACCTTGGCCTGGTCTTGGATTTATAGCAAGTGTAAATGATTCAGTTTAAATTAAATGAGAAACCGCTAAGCGTTAACGAAGCCTGGCAAGGCAAACGCTTTAAGACCGAAGCGTATAAGCATTACGAGCGCACGATTTCATTTATGTTGCCAAAAGCCGAAATTGACCCTAAAGAAATGTTGAGGATTGAGTTTTTCTTTGGCTTTAGCAACAAGGCCAGCGATCTAGACAACCCAGTTAAGTTGTTAATTGATATTGCGCAAAAGAAATACGGTTTTAACGATAAAAATGTATTCGAGTTAAACGTTCGCAAATGCCTGGTAAAAAAAGGAGAGGAGTTTATACACATGGGCATTTATAAATTGGTTCCGTTTTAAAAATATGAAAATAATTAATTCATTAAGTGGAGGAAAAACCTCGTCCTATATGGCAATTCATTATCCAGCTGATGTAAATATTTTTGCTTGCGTTTGTATTGATGATCAAAATTGTATGCCAAAAGATTTAACTGTTTTAGCCTATGCTTAAAACAAATTAAATGGAAATTTTATTGCATCTGCTGAATCAGAAAAGACTTTAAAAATTATGATGCAATTGGAACAAAAAATAGGAAAGGAAATAATTTGGGTTAGAGGTAAAAGTTTTGATGAAATAATTGATAATGCTGGTTGTTTGCCTACTTGGAATAGAAGATTTTGTACAACTGATATGAAAATTAAACCAATGACAGAATATATTTATTTTAGATATGGGATTGTTAAAGAGCAAATTGGATTCAGATATGACGAGCTGCAAAGAGCGTATGAAATTAAAAAAGATGAAAAACCTAAATTAAAAATTGAAAAATATTTTGATTTTGCAACAAACACGTCTTTGACTGGAAATAAACGTAATAAATGGACAAAAAATGTTTTAGTTTCCTACAAGTCATATCCTTTAATAACTAATAGGATTGAAAAATATGAAATAGAAAAATATTGGCAAAAATTTCCTGAATTTAATTTCCCTGAAGATAGCAATTGTCAAGGATGCCACCATAAAAGTCCAAAACTGATAAAACAAAATTTTCTTAAAGAGCCAAATATTTTAGAATGGTTTGCAAAGCAAGAGGAAAAAGGAAAAAATAATACTTGGCATGATGATATGATCCCATATCGTAAAAAGTTTAAAATGGAATTTACTGGAGAATTTGATTTTGCTGGTACATCATGCGACATGGGAGGATGCACAGATTAAACAAAAATCACCTTTATTACTTGTATTATTATCGGAATCCTATATTTGCCTAAAGATTTAAACGATGAGCATTTACGAGGGATTATTTATACGAAAGGCGCGCAAATCCGCTGGTTATACCCAGGAGCAATTGGCCGAAAAAATCGGATTGTCCTTGGCGCCAATTAACCAGGTGGAAAATGGTTGGGAATCTATAAGCCTAAACAGACTTAGACAGATTTGCGAGGCAATTGGATTGGAGGTTGTAATTAGACGAAAAGATGGCTAAAGGTTACCCGATTTCTAAGCCTGATTATTCGCTTGAAATTAGGTACCGACTAAGGGACGGACAATGGTCGCCTTGGTCTAACAAAGGGAAAGGTAAATTCGAATGCATTGAGCTTGTCCAACGACAGATTAGAACGCTAGCCGCGTCTTACCAGGGCCGAGAAAAAGAGGTTAGATTTGAATGGAACGGAAAGCTTTGCAGTTTTACAGGCGAGCCAACTGGCCAAACAATTATATTAATGTAGTTATTTTGGGTTTGTTGATGTTTAAAAGGCTTGGGTTATGCTCAAGCTTTTTTTTAAAATTTAGAAAAATGAAAATTAACGATTTTGGATTTTGGGAAACAACCGACGCAACAGGTCACATTCACGATCTAAGCATTTGCGCAGCTTTGTCCAATTATTTAGCAGAAAAACAAGCCAAGACAGTTGTCGACTTTGGATGTGGTATGGGTGACTATGCCAAAGCTTTTAAAGCCGACGGTTACAAAGTGGAGGCATACGACGGCAACCCAAATACAGAAACGCTAAGCGATAAAATTGGCAAAGTGCTAGATTTATCCAAGCCGTTTTATTTGCGTAAAATGTTTGATGTTGTTTTGTCGCTTGAAGTCGGCGAACATATACCAGCGGAATTTGAGCAACAATTTATCGACAACATTTGCAAGCACGCAAAAAAGCATTTGGTTATTAGCTGGGCAATTGAGGGACAAGGTGGCGATGGTCACGTTAATTGTGCCAATAACGAGTATATTATTAGGCAAATTGTAGACCGAGGATTTAAGCACAATGCAAAAGATTCTCAAACGATTAGGGACGCTGCAACCAATGCGTCTTGGTTTAGCTATACAATTATGGTTTTTGATAGGGTCTAATTTCGATTAGACTTTTTTTTATCTTTGACAATCGATTAACCGATTAAAACCGATGGCTGGAAAAGGCGGATATATACCAGGCTCAGGCAGAAAGCCAAAAGCCGACGAAATAAAACTTATTGAACAGATGGACGCGGTTGCCGTTCCAGCTAAGATATGGGCGGCCCTATTGGATCGCTGCGAGAATGGAGACACCCAAGCAATTAAGACTTGGTTAAATTATCGCTTTGGTATGCCACGCCAGCAAATCGATGTTACTACTTTAGGCGAAAAGGTAACGCCCCCAATCGAGTGGCTTAAATCCAAATAATGGAATCAATTAAGTTATTAGACAAATACCAACCTTTATTTTTAGAAACGCCTAAAACCCGTTATTTTTTAATGACTGGCGGTCGCGGTAGTGGTAAGTCTTGGACCCTTTCAATGTTCCTTTTAAATCTTACTTACCAGGATGGCCACGTTATCCTCTTTACCCGTTGGACTTTAACATCGGCATTTATTTCAATTATTCCTGAGTTTATCGATAAGATTGAGTTAATGAATAAGTTGGACGATTTCGAAATAACACAGTCTGAAATTATAAACAAGGCGACAGGATCAAAGATTTTGTTTCGTGGCATTAAAACCAGCCAAGGGACCGCAACAGCTAATTTAAAGTCAATCGCTGGCGTTACTACTTTTATTCTTGACGAATCCGAGGAGTTAATGGATGAGGACGTTTTCGACCGCATCGACTTATCAATTCGTGCCATAAATAAGCCCAACCGCGTTATCCTGGTAATGAATCCTTCGTATAAATCACATTGGATTTATGGCCGATTTGTAAAGCTAACGCGCGACGATACTACCTACATTCATACAACTTACTTGGACAATGTCCAAAATTTAAGCCAGTCATTTATTGACCAGGCAAAGCGAGTTGAACAAGAAAACCTCCACAGATACGAGCATTTATTTTTGGGCAAATGGTTAGACGATGCCGAGGGATTGCTTTGGAATCGACCAATAATTGAACGCGCAAGGGTAAGCGCAAAGCCTGAATTGTCGCGCATTGTAGTTGCAATTGATCCAGCGACAACCGCCAGCATGAATAGCGACGAAACTGGTATAATTGTTTGCGGTACGGATGCCAACGGCAAGGGATATGTAGTTGAAGATTTAAGCGGCAAGTATTCACCAACTGAATGGGCAACCGTATCATTGCAAGCGTTTAAAAATTGGAATGCCGATTGCATAGTTGCAGAAAAAAACCAAGGCGGCGACATGGTTGAAAGCGTTTTGCGGTCGCAAAATACGACTGCAAGAATTAAGCTTGTAACGGCAACTAAGGGCAAATATGTAAGGGCCGAGCCAATTTATTCGCTTTATGAGCAACACAAAATTTTCCACGTTGGCAGTTTTCCAATATTAGAAAACCAAATGGTTACCTTTGAGCCTGACAAAGGCAAATCGCCTGACCGCGTTGATGCAATGGTTTGGGGGTTTACTGAATTAATGGTTAGCGGCCAAGAATTTTGGCACGTTTAGAATATTGCATCATTTTTTTATTTTAATAGCCTATTTTTACAAAAAAAGCAAAGGAATGAATTATATAGACAGAATTAAAGCCGCGCTAGGTTTTAACCAAAAAGATTCCACCTATTTAAACGCGGTTTTTCCTTACCTGGGCAACAACGTTATTTGGACCGCACCAACAACGCAAAATTTTATCGAGAAAGGTCTTTATTTAAACTCTGACCTTTACGCCATTAT